CGGGTGAATTAAGTTCACCGTACAGACCACCTGACGAGGTGATCCGAAACGCTAGTGCGTCGTGGTATGTTCTTCCGAAGAATATTTGCTGCTGGGCTTGCTGCAATCGCAGTGCCCATTTTGCTCACACTCATTTGTGTGGTGCCAGTCGCCTTTTGGGCGCCGGTGTTTTTCTCTAACACCTTGATATCGGTGCAGTTGTCACTGTTTTTGCTGGGTGTGACACCCTTCGCTACATTTGTAGCTTTTGCTATGGTGCGCTCGTTCTTTTTGAATGAACGCTCACACGTGCGTGCCGTCGGCAAGCACAACGCCTTGTGGGTTGTGTCAGCGTACACGCAAGGGAGGTTTGTGACCGACCCTGTGGTAGTGCTGCGTGAGTCAGCCTCAGCCGGGCAAGTGCCCATGTTCGACCCGGAGTATTGGTCTTCGTTGTCCACCATCTACGCAGAGTTTGTGTTGAGGGTCGCCGACGTTGTCGAGAGCCGCAACATGCTGCTTGGAGCGTGGATAACGAGCTGGGCTGTCTTTTGGGTGATCGTCTTTAAGTTTGGCTTTCGATTGCTCAAGTGGGCGCTGCTTGGCGCTTTTGTTGGTGCCTACACAGCGCTGTTGTGCCCAGCCGAGGCTATTGCAGACCTGACTAATATAGCGCTCACGACATTGTATTTCCTGACTCCGCCGGGTTGGGCACACATGCGTGTTCGGCTTGAATGGGCCCGCCTGTGGGTCATTGCATTGCTACTTGACGTGGCACTTTTGATCTCGGCGTTGAACCACGACATGAGTGTGCACTACTCTGAAAAGCTCGCGGGTCGTAGGCGCAAAATCGGCGCTGTCTTCCGGCAGAAGATCATGCGCACCGTGACTTTCATCACGGCCGTGCGGCTGCCTGCCTTTGTCCGCAACCGATTTAGGTCTGCTGTTACAGCGGAGCACCTGGCTGCCGGCAGGCAGATCATGATTGAACTTGGTTGGCCGGTGAATGTGGACATCGTTAGTGAGCCACCCGGCGAAGTGCCTGCAGAAGCTGGCCGTCAATGGGCCGCTTGGAAAGTCGCAGACACTTCGTATGCAACTGGTATTCGCCAGATGAAACTGGACATCAACGATTCCTTAAAAGAGCTGGCAGCAATTGCACCAGCTTTTTACCGCACCGAGGAATACCGTTCAATTGAAAATGAGTTGCAGTCCACTTCGCGGTATTTCCAAGACAAGCGCGTGGACTTCAGTGTTGATATCTTCAATGATGTGTGGGACATCGTTAAGCCCATCTTTGCCGGCTCCCGCTTGACAAAGTTTGGAGACATCATTTATTTGTGGGAAAAGAAGTATGCTCTCGGATTTTGGATGACAGACGAGCAGGGCCGGCGCAAGATGTCACGTCGCTCCTACATTGCCAAAGTGGGCATGCCCGCTTTCCGTGAGCTCTGGGCCCGCACTTTCATGCGTGCCTCTGAAATTATGCCTGTTGCCCACATATCCGTCAAAGATGAGGCTTTGTCGCCACGCAAGCGACTTGCGGACGTCGTGCGCACGATCACGGGTTCGCCGATCACGCACTACATTGGTAGCACAGTGTTTTCACACTGGCCCAATCACAATTTCAAATATCAGGACACGCCCATCAAAGTGGGCATGCCGCTTAACGGTTATTGGATGGGCAGGCTGTTTGATAGACACGCTCGTTTTCAGATTCATCGTGAAGGCGACTTCACGGCCTTCGACTCTACCGTCGAGGGCCCAGTGAAGGAGCTGATCCGGTCAATCCGCAAGCGTGGCTTCACTGCACACCAAGATTACAAAGGCATCTGCGAGCTGATCGACGTGATGTATGACCAGATTGACAAACAGTTTCTAGGCCACACCTCGACCGGCGAAGTGTATAAGAAGGGTTCTGGTCTGACAACAGGTCACTCGTCAACCTCAATGGACAATTCGCTCGCCTTGGTTATCTTCTACGTCGCAGCGTGGAAGAGTTTGACGGGCCTGAGTGCCCGCGAGTTTTTGCACTTCAACGAGCTGTCGTGCTATGGCGATGACCACGTGTTGTCCTCGCTGGCGACGGCCCCGCGGTCGTGGACGTCTGCCAACATAACCCGTGTGATGTCAAAGTGGGGCGTCATTAACAACGTTTTCGACAAGAAACTGTCTGACGTCACCTTCTTGCAAAAACACAATTCGGGCGTCACGCCAGCCCTTGCTCGAGAGCTCGCGACGGCCGGGCTGTCAGGCGTCACGCGGTGCATTTGGCACGATAAGGATCGGCTGGTCGGGAAGCTCACTGCGAAGCTCAAGAGCACGCAGCCAACTTACCGGGCCACGCGGCTCTTTTCCTATTTGCAGTTAACTGCGCACCACAAGGAAATTTATGATGCCATTGCTAAAGAACTCGGCAACCCTGTGCTTCAGAAAATAGTTAAGAACAACTTTGGGGGCGTGCCATCGTATAATGATGTGTTACGCAAGTGGTACGCCGCCACAGACTCTACGGAGGCACCGGCCGCCGAAGACCCTGAGGATGCCTGGGTCAACGATGGCCGGTTGGTGACAGTTGGCACCCCCAGCTTGTTGGACCACGTGCTGCAAGCACTGTCAATCATCCCGGATTTGCTCAACCCTACCTTGTTCAATTATGGCCCTACCCGGGCGCTTATTGGACTATTGAGTGGGCATCTGTCGTGGGTGCCCACGTTGTTGCGTGAATTCAATGGCGTTTCCACTTTCGCCAACCTCGATGCGACACTACGCCGCACACCGTACGCATGGGCAGACCCAGATATTGTCTTGCCCCAGCGATTCCCGGACAATGCCACTACATTGTTAGTCCGACACTGGCTATTCATGCTTTACATGCACTTACGTCCAGCAATACGTGGCGCACAGATTGCACAGTGGGCCATCAGTAAATGCGCCTCAGCCGCTTTTCTGTTGCGAGCGGAAGTCATCACTGACATACCGCGCGACTTCTTCCCTTTCGATTACATTTTTGTGTGTGCCGTGCTCGATTGGGTGCGTGTGCCATTGGACTTCTTGTCGGGGATCAAGCACGTGCCTATCCCTGATGTGGCCGCGCTCATTGACCTCGTGGTCAATAGAGTGTTGAGCTTCGTGTGGACGTCAGTCCCGGCAAACTTCTCAGAAGTGGACGCACTTTTGGGCAAATTGGTGCGTGGTCAATCTTTATTGGTTGAAGCACCGACCGGCTCCGGTAAAAGCACTGCCATGGTGGCGCATTTGTTCTTGTCTCAGGTTTGCAGCCACCGCAAGCTTGTTGTCATTGAGCCTCGGACTATGCTTGCCTTGGGGTTGTCAAACTATGTGTCGGAGGCGTTCGGGTTGTTCACGACTGCCGCGACTACTGGCTCTGTGTTCAATCCGGCGGCTAGCGTGTGGTTCATGACGCCACAATCTTTCTTAGGTCACTTGGACAAAGTCGACTTCAAACACTCACTTTTTGTGATTGACGAGTGTCACTTGCAAGAGCCGTTGATGGTGTTGTTGTTAGAGTTGCTCCCTAGATGGGGCACTCGTGTGATCTTCACGAGTGCAACCCCTTCGCAGAGTAACAGAGCCGCAGCAACATACAGCGTGGACATACCTATAAGCCAAGTGTACAGTAGCCGTGTGCGCTCGGAGACAATTGATAGCGATGCCAAGTACTTGCATGAGGCCTTGGTGCGTGTAAACGCGCTGCCCAAAACGTCTAAAGCATTGGTCATCGTCGACACACCCGAACAAGTCGATTACTGCGTGTCAAAGTCTCACCACCCAGCGCAGGGCCTGTCTTCAAAGCACAGCCCTGTTTTACAGGATGTGCCCCGGTATTTCGCCACGAACGTGGTTGATGTTGGTGTGACCGTGCCAGGTTTGGAATTGCTCGTCTCACCCAATTGGGTGTATGGCGGACGAGGGGTCAAGTATGCATTGACTGATGCCATAGCGAAACAACGAAAGGGCAGAGTTGGGCGCACAAATAATGGGGTCATGCTGATCCTTGAAGCACCAGCTGCGCCGCTCGAGCATCAGCCCACTCCAACCTTGGAAGATGCTTGGTCAGAAGCACTTTCGGCAGGCATAAGCCCTGCGCTTGGTTGGCGTGTCCATCCCGATTCAATGGCCAAGCTTTTTGGGTTGGCAGACTTGACCGACACCGAAAAGCGCGACTTTTCCCGCGTGTCCCACATCTTTTTGAGTAATTTCCGCGCCATGAAGAGCCTTGAGCTAGAGCAAGCGCTCATCGAACATGTGTCTGGAGCGCCTGCCGTTCTGGTGCCGACTGGCTCACTTGGTCACTTTTCAGGTTCTATACCGCAAGATCTTGCTGGTGCGTCTCGTGATGCCTTTACATTGCTCAAGATGTTGCTAGCCACCATCAAGGCTGGTGACAGCGCCTTTGGCCTACTCAAGGAAAAATTAGCAAATATTCGCACTGGCCCTCTTTACAGGGTGGCCAACGTGATACTTGGGCTCGTCAATGACCCAGCCGATTGGGTACCTTCCGTGCAGGGGTCTGCCAGTTCCGCCGAACAAGTAGACTTCGACAAGGAAATCAAGCAAATTAATAAGCTGCTCGATGAAATTGAGAGGGCCTGATGAGGTTTTCCGAAAGGCTACGGCCTAGCCCATGACTACCATTGGTGATCAGAGCAATGTCGACCTCAATGAGGTCCTCAAACAAATCCAGCAGGCGACAGCCTCGCAGTACAAGGATGCCGACGGGAAGCCGTACACTCATGTGTCCATACAGAAGCTACGACATTGGTTTCTTAGCCTTGAACAGGCTAAGACTTCAGCGTCTGGTGTGTGGGAGATAGAAAAGGCTCTCACTGAGGCTAAAGATCAAGTACAGCTTTTGATGAAGGCTGCAGAAAGTAAAGACTTGCGTTTACAAGAGTTGCGAGACCTTGTGGCGAACGCCGAGAAAGCGTTGAAGAGTACCGTTGCAGAACACGCCTCTTCGATTGCCAAATTGAAGCAGTCGCGAGACCACGCGATCTCACAACACAAGGAGGCCCAAGCTGCATCCACGGCAACTGCAAAAGCCTTGGCAGAAGCACGAGCCGCGCTCAAAGACCCTAAGGCAAAGTTCGTGCCTGAAGAGGCTGTGAAGCTTGCCCGTGAGGTCAAAGACCTCGAGACTGACTTGGCGGACGCCAACGCCATGATCGCTGCGGCCAACGCAGACAAGGCCAAATTTTGCACACAGTTGGACCAGACGCATAAATTGGTCGCAGCCAAAACCCGTGAGCTCGATGAGACAAAAGCGGAACTGAGCGCCTTCACCAAACGCTTGGCAGCCGCTCGACTCGGCAACGCTGAGTTGTTCAACCTCGAAGACATCGATTACGAACGATTAAAAGTCGTTTTCGGTGAACAGGGCCTGGCAAAACTGAGGCTCGTACTTGGAGTTGAAACGTGGGATGTGCGCGGCCGCATACAAAAACTCACTGGTTTCTTCGCAGCCACTGGCAGAACACTGGCTGCGAAGATGCAAGCCTTCGTCAAGTTGATGACCCACGCACTCGACGTGCTTAAGACGTCTTCCACTGTCTGGACAGCCGTATTGGCCCCATGGGTGAACACTTTGATCAAGGACATCGTCATGCTCGAGCTCAAGCCTGTGGCCGTGTACCGCATTGACCTGGAAACCAAGATCAAGGCTGTCAAGGCTGCAGGGCCAGCAGCCGGCTTCAAGATCAAGCTTGCTGCTGCCAGCGGCACGAGTAAAGGGCTTACCTGGGCTGAGGTGGCAAAAGCTCGCCGTGAGCGAGTCAGCCACCTCCTAAAGGGGCTTAAGACCAAAATCAATGCTTTGACGAAGCGTATCAAAGCTTTTGCCCGCAGTGCGTACAAGCGTTTCACGGCGAAAAGCCGTAAGATTGCGACCACTTGTGCGACAGTGACAAAGAAGATCTTTGGTTACTTTGGCTCATTCATTGATTGGACCACGAGCCCTTTCCGAGCCCCTGCAAAGGGGCCAGAGGAACAAAACACGGCTGACGAAGCCGGTGTTGACCCCGTGCCCCCAATAGAAATATTGGACGCGGAGTAAGGTGTGGTTTTCTTTTT